CGAACTAGCCACTGCATCAGTTACATGGCCAATCACAGGAGTCATCACTAAGGATGTAACTCCTTAATCATGGCAAAATTAGTCTTAACAAACGCATATATAAAAATTGGAGCAGTTGATCTGAGCGATCATATCAAATCAATTTCACTTGCAACAAATTATGATATTGTTGAGACCACGCAATTTGGAGATACTTCAAAGCGTAGAATTGCTGGCCTTGCTGACAATACTGTGACTTTTGAATTTCACCAAGATTTCCAGGCAGGCTCAGTAGAGTCAACTATATATCCTCTACTGGGCACTGCCATTGCATGTGAAGTAAAACCAATTGATGCAGCAACTAGTGCAAACAATCCAAAATATACATTTTCTGTGCTGATTTCTCAGTGGACACCACTAAACGGAGCAGCAGGAGAACTAGCAACAGCAACTGTGACATGGCCAATATCTGGCGATATCACAAAAACAACAACACCTTAGAAAAGGGGCATAAAATGGACGGACTACAAATAAAGGCAAAGACTACTGATGGAGTAGAACAAGTATATTCTCTACGACCAAGATCAATAGTTGCTTTTGAACAAAAATTCGGCAAAGGATTTGCTAAGTTACTTAGCGAAGACCAGAAACTAGAACATATCTACTTCTTGGCTTGGTCAGCAATGAAGGATAGTGGGAAAGTTGTTAAGCCTTGGGGCGATGCATTCCTTGACACATTAGACAGTGTTGAGTTAGTTGTAGACCCAAATTTAGAATCCACAGAGACAGCCTAACATATTCGTTAGCAATGATTTCTGTGGAAACTGGTTTATCTCCAGTTGATTTATTGGATGCCCCAGATGGCGTTCTTGAATCAATTGTTATTTATCTAAAAGAAAGACAAAAGAATGCGAGTAGGTAATGAGTAAAGATGTTATAGTGTTAACTGGAATAAAGGAAACACTAAAAGCATTAGAATCATTTGACAAGCAGGCTGTGCGTGACTTTACTAAGGTTATTAATAATGAACTTAGAACTGCTAAAAACGATGCACAAGGTCTTGTCAGTAGTACTCCACCGTTAAGTGGTTGGAGTACTAAGCCTGCTGCAAAGCCTCGTTCTCGTGGTGGTGCAGGATGGCCTGCATGGGATCAAAGCGTAATTAAAGCAGGAATTAGCACATCAAAGGCTGAACGCAAAGTTCGCAGGGATTATACAACCTCTGCTGGAGCATTGATAAACCGTTCAGCAGCAGGTGTTATATATGAAATAGCAGGTAGAACAAATAAATCTGTTGGCGTGAATAAATTTCTTAGTAATTTAGAAAACAATACATTTAGTGCTTCACGCTTAATTTGGAAAGTCGTTGATAAAGATCAAGAGAAAATACAACGAAATGTAGAACAAGCATTAAACAATGCCAAAGCAGCATTGCAAAGAAACTTAGAAAAGGAAAGAGGCTAATATGGCAGGTGCAGGTGCAGTAGTAGCCAGAATTCTTACCCAATACTCTGATAAAGGATCTAAGGCTGCTCAAAAGGATATTGCAAGACTTGAAAAGAAGATCAATGCTTTTGGTAAGAAAGCAGTTGCATCATTTGCAGTTGCCACAGCAGCCTCTGCTGCATTTGCAGTAAAGATTGGCCTTGATGCAGTTAAAGCAGCAAGCGAAGACTTAAAATCACAAGAAGCATTAGCAGGTGTATTAAGAAGTACAACGGGTGCTACAAATGAGTCCATTGCTGCAGTAGAAAAATATATAACCAAGCAACAGATGTTGACCAATGTAAGCGACACAGAATTAAGAGCCAGTCTTGCTACTCTAGTTACAGTAACAAAAGATGTGACTTCTGCAATGGATTTACAAAGTGTTGCAGTTGATGCCGCAGCAGGCTCATCAAATGATTTAGATAGCGTAACAAAAGCAATTGCAAAAGCACAGGCAGGCAATTTTACTTCCTTAAAGAAGTTATTTCCAGCACTTGATGCTAGTATTGTAAAGAACAAACAACTAGGCAAAGCATTAACATATCTTGATCTTACATATAAAAATGCTGCTAAAAATCTAGCCAAGAAAGATCCAATTACTGGACTTAAGATTGCTTTTGGAGAATTATCAGAACAACTTGGAACAGCATTACTTCCAAGCGTAATATTATTTGTAGAGTATGTAAAGTCAGATGTAATTCCTTTAATTGATGCATGGACTACAAAAAACAAAGATGGATTAAATAAGGCTCTTCAAGATACAGTTGGAAAAATTGGAGAGGCTGTAGATGCTTTTAGAGACATGTACGGCATTCTTGGTGGTATTAATGCAATACTTCCATTTGGTATTGGTGGATGGCTTAAATTTGCAGTAGCAACTTCTGGTGCTTCTGCAGCAATTTCAACAGCAATACTTGTTATTAATAAATATAAAGCAGCCAAAGTTCTTGTAAACATTTCAAGAGATAGAGCAGCATTTGAAGCATTAAGAACAGAAATGGGATTCTTCCGTCGTGCAGCCACACAAGTTCTTTTTGCCCTTCGTGGCATTAGTGCATGGGCTGCAAGATCTACAGGAGTTATTGCGTTTCTGACTAGAGGATTTGTTGCTCTTAATAAAGCAATCTTTATGACTCCTTGGGGAAGACTTGCATTAGTTCTTGTTGCAGTTGGATATGCAATTTTCAAACTTGGACAACATTTTGGTTGGCTAGATAAAGGTCAGGTTAAATTAAGCAAATCTGCACAAGCAGTAGAAGATAATATTAAAAAGACTGCTGGTTCTTATACAAGTATGGATCAAGCAGTTAATAAATATAATGCTTCAAAAGCAAAAACTATAAATTTAAGTAAAGAAGAAATAGCAAGAAATAAAAGATTAGCAGCAATGAATGCTAATACTGCAGCAACAGCAAAGGCAGATGCTGCTAAAACAGCAGCAATTGCTAAGGGTCAGGCTGCACTTGCTAAAATGGGTTACAAGACTGCAAATGATGATCCAATTCAATTAGAAGCAGCCCGTCTTAACTTAGTTAAGCAAGGAAATCTTGCAGAAGCAGCACGAATTGCCATGATGGGTAAGAATCTTGAACTACAACTTGAAGCCAATAAAGCACTTGCTCGTTACAATGACTTGCTTGCTGTATTAGCAGATAGCAAGATATCTTCTGAAGAAGTATTATTATTATCTAAAAAGTGGGGCATGACAATTGATGCAACACAATCATATATTCAAACATTACTAGCAGTAGCAGATCAAACTATCTCAGATGATGAGATTACTAATCTTGCTAAGGCATGGGGAGTAAGTAAAGAGAAGGCTGCAAGATATCTTGACTTCTTTAATTATTTAAATGATGGCAAACTATCTGATGCAGAAATTGCTAAACTACAATCTAAGTGGGGACTGACTTCAAAAGAAGTTCAGATATATGCAGACCTTATTACTAAGGCAAGCGACTATGTTCTTAGCGATGCAGAGATTGAAGGCCTTAAGAAAAACTGGGGACTAACTACAGATGAAGTAGTTGCCTATATTAGACAACTTGGACAACCAGTAACATTCTCAGGAACATTAATTGATCCTGCTACACAGGCTACCCTTGGTTGGAAGAGTGCATTAGATGCCCTTCTTGCTTATCAAGCAGCACTTTCAGGTAAAGGATATACTGCAGCAACATCTTCAAGTAGTTCAAGTTCAAGCAGTTCATCAGCAGCAGCCTCAGCAGATGCTACAAAAGAAGCAGCAGATGCAGCAGCAGCGTTAGCAGATGCGACAGCAGCAGCAGCGTCAGGACCAAGTGCAGAAGCAATTGCAGCATTAACTGCTATAGCAGCAGCAAATCCTAATGTTCCAAGTTATCTTGCATCACAAGAATCTGGAGCAATTGGAGCAGCCTCTATTGCAGCAAAGCAAAAGGAAGCAGCAAGATTATCAGCACTTGCTAAACAAGATGCTCAGAATGCAGCCAAAGCAGCAGGATTAGCAGCAAGATATGGTGGATTTGTAGGATCTTCTACAATTGAGAATGCAGCAGGAATAGGAAATACAACTTCTGGTTCTGGAGTTGTAGTTAATTTAACAGTCAATGGCTCTGTATCAACTGAACAAGATTTAGTTTCTGCAGTAAGAAATGGATTGCTGGCTACCCAGACAAACGGTAACTCTCTAACATTGCAGGCAGTGTAATGGCATATCCACAAATAGGCATAGAGATTGATTTCTCAAATGGAGCATCATTTGGTTATGGACTTCTGCTAGACGATGCAGCATATGGAAGACTTGATGAGGCTGTTCTTGCAGATTTTGCAGCAGATATTGTCAATGTTAGTGATCAGGCAATGTCAGTTTCTATTCGTAGAGGCCGTAACCGTATTCTTTCTAACTTTGAGGCTGGAACTGCGACGGTAACAATAAATGATCCTAATTCAGACTTTAATCCTCAAAATACTACTGGACCATACTATGGTAAATTACTACCATTACGCAAGATAAGACTATATGCAGATGTTGAAGTTAGTGGAACTCCTTATAGAATTGCCTTATTCTCTGGATACATTAACTCTTTTGATACAAACTTTTATCAAGGAGTTGAATCAACTGCTACAGTTACACTACAATGTACTGATGCATTTAGACTTTTAAACAATGTTAGCACTGGTGAAGCAGCAATACCAGGAGCAACTGCTGGTCAATTATCTAGCGATAGAATAAATACAATACTTGATTTTGCAGGATTCCCAAATTCCATGAGGCTTATATTTACTGGAGATTCAACAATGCAAGTAGATCCAGGTGGAAATAGAGGAATTCTTCAGGCTATTCAAACTGTTGAGCAATCAGAGTTTGGTGCATTTTATGCATTAAGATCTGGAAAAGTTGCTTTTCTTAGCCGTACAGATGTTTCTGAATTGGCTGACTTTACTGCAAGAAACTTCTCAGATGTTGGAGATCCTGGAGATTTAACATATACAAATCTTGATTTTGCCTATGACGATCAATTAATCTTAAATGATGTTACTGTTACAAGACTTGGTGGAATTCCTCAAGTGGCTACTGATGCAGCAAGTATTGTTACTTATTTTACTAAATCAGGTAATAGAAGTGATATCCTTGTACAAACAGATCAAGAAGCAGATGATCAAGCAAGAACTTTGCTTAATGCTCGTAAAGATGCAAACATAAGAATTGACTCAATGAGTTTAAACATTCTTTCAGATTCAACAGAGTTTGAAACTCTTGCTAATTTATCTATGGATATTTACACACTCATCAATATTACAAAAGCAATGCCTGGTGGATCTTCAGTTACTCGTGAATTGTTCGTCCAAGGTGTTCAGCACGATGTAAGACCAGGATCTTGGACAATGAAAGTTCTTACAGCAGAACCAATTATCCAAGCATTCATACTAGACTCAACAAATCAAGGTATACTTGGGTTAACAGATCCAGAAAATACCAATGCACTATCATACTAAAGGAGAAAAATAATGCCAACAGCAAACGCTGGTTATCACTTGTTTCAAACGGGTGATGTCTTAACTGCAGCCCAGGTCCAATACAATCTGCAAAATCAATCAATTATGTACTTTGCCACCTCTGCTGCAAGAGATACAGCACTAACAGGTGTCCTTGCAGAAGGCATGTTCGCATACCTTGCTGACTCAAATGCCACAACTTTTTATGATGGTGCTGCATGGCAGACACTTTC